GTTCAAGCACCTGTTTAACTGGCTGTATTAAGGGGTTAACGCTTGTTTTAACAGGTTCTAATAATTGTTTTACAGGTTGTATCAACGGCTGGGTAAAAGACTTGACAGGTTCAAGCACCTTTGTCATGGCGGTTAAAAGAGGGGTGGGTTTTATCGCCTCTGCTATGGTTTCTATAAGTCTTATCCTGTGTATTTCCCTTAGGGGTCCTTCCTTAGCAGGGCTGAATGGCAAAAGATTGCGTATCTTTTGAGCAATGCCCTTAACAGCCTCTACAGGCTTCATGGCAACGGACCTTATCCCATTGTAGAGGCTTTCAATAATCTTTCTGCCTGCCTGAAAGAGGTCTATCCCAGAAACATATTGAATTAGTTTTTTTAAAGCCATGATTGGTGCTGTGATGGGGTTAATATATAAAAAGACTTGCAGAACCTTTTTCCAGTTTTCCTTGAGCCAGTTCCATGCTGACCCTAAAGCCTTGCTTACTTTATCCCAATTTCGCCACAGCAAATAGCCCGCTGCAACCAGAGCTGTTATGCCAAGAATTATCCAGCCTACAGGCGTTGTAAGAAGAGCTGTTGATATTGCCCTTATACCCGAAATTGCTGAAATTGTAAGCCCCTTAATTGCAGTAACCAGCCTCAATTTATTTGCTGTTACAAGGGAAAGTAAAATGTTTAAATTAGTATATCCTTTAATTGCCATACCCAGAACAATCCCCATCATTCCTAAGGAGACAACTATTGCAGATATCGCAATAAAGCCACCGAGTATTACCCCTGTCAATATTTTATGCTTTTGTGCAAACTCAGCAACAGGCATGGCAATCTTTTTAACTGCAGACATAAACATATTCAATGCTGGCAGAATAGATTCACCTAAAGCTATCTTAATGCTATTTAATGTCTGTTTAAGTTTTTCAAACTGCTGGGCAGATGTGCCTTCCATCTTTTTATATGCATCTTCTGTTGCACCAGTAGAATCTTTTATCTCTTTCAGCATATCTTTATATTTTTCTGTATTTGTCATAAAGTCTTTGACAAACATCTGAGCCTCTTGAGAGCCAAAGATGTCCGCTATCATTTCAGCCTGCTCTTTCTCAGAAAGCCCAGCCATAGCTTGTTGCAACTCTCCCATTATGCCAAGCAGATCCTTCTGCCTTACTGTTTCAGCGTTTATCTCCAAACCAAGTCGTTCAAATATCTTTTTTGCCTTATCTGCAGGTGCCACTAAGGCATCTATTACATATTTGAGGGATGTATATGCCCTTTCTGTTTTTACACCACCAAGAGTCATCTGAGCAACTGCTGTCTGGACATGCTCAAAGGATATCCCAGCTGATGCAGCTGCAGCACCAACCTGTTGAAAACTATGGGCAATTTCTGGGAAAGTAGTTTTCCCCTTTTGAACTGTCTTAAAAATCACATCGTAAACCTTTCCCATATTTTCCATCGGGAGATTAAAGGCATTTTTTATACTCGTTGCAAGGTCCGTAGCTGTAAATATATCGCTTGCTCCAGCAATAGCTGCTTTACCAGCCTGTTTCATAAAGTTTATTGCTTCTTTAGGATCAACCCCAGCTGAAATTGCCTGATACATCCCTTTTACAATAAGATCTGGAGCCTGCCCCAGCTCTTGAGAAAGGTCTAATATCTGCTTACCATATTTATCTTTTAGCTCTTGCACCGACATATCTGTCAATGTTGCAACCTCTGCCAATCCTTTTTCAAAATTAGCAGCCGATACAGTAGGGGAAAGCCCTATCATTACATTTGCCGCTCCCTTTAGAGCCATTGATTGTCCGATGTTTTTAATCTGCTCAGCCTGAGAACGAAGCTGTTCAAAGGGTTTTTTCGCCCTTTCAACCGTTTTCATTAGCACATCAAAACTTCTTGAAAATGTAGAGATGCTTTGAGAACCAGTTCTGCCAAGTTCCTGAACAGTCCTTTGCACTCCACGAAGAGGGCTTGACAATCTATCTATGGCATGCAATAATATTCCTATGGAAAATAACTGGTTCATCTATCTTGTATCCATCCCTTTATTGTTCTTTCTTTTTGCCATTTTATTGTTAATATTTTTTTACCTTTTGCGACCTATCGCATGGTTATTCTTCGGGTTGTATGCTCTTTATAAATTTATGAAGAACCGTAACCCAATAAGCAAACTCTGACACGGGCATCTTTTTTATTTCTCTAAGCTCGAAGCCTGCTTCTCTTGAGAGGACAATAACTCCTTCGCCAGCTCCTCTAAACCAAAGGCCTCTATTGCTTTTGAAAGCTCGAAAAAATCTTTTACCCGTAGTTTTTGTAGCTCCTCAGGGACAAGTTGCTTGCCATCAAAGGTTGCGATTCTACTTAATACTGCGAGGGCAAATTTCACGCCCTCTGTTGAGCCTGTAACCCTTTCTGCATATATCAGGTCTTCTACAAGGGGCTCTCTTATCTCAATCTCATGAAATTTTAGAAACTGTGCTTCTTTCTTTTTAATCTTTATTCTATCCATCTTGTGTCATTCTCCTGTCATTTAGTTTATGCTCCTATGTTAGCTTTGTATTTTGCGAGAATGTCCTCTCCTTCTACTTTCCAAATATTTGCAAAGGCATCAAATTCAATGTAGTCTTTGCCATCAATCTGGAGCTTGTAATAACTTACTGCCATATCTGTCTCAACTTCTGCATTTTCCTGATGCTTAAACCCAACGCCAGGAAAGTTTTTAAAATTAACTGTCATAAAGGCAACAACAGGGACTTCTGCAATTCTGCCTGTTGAATCGTGAGTTTCAAGGCTTGCACGCACCTGTATTGATACAGCTTTATACGGATTAGCCATTTCCCCCAGAACCTCTGGATACAGAGAGCTCCATTTGATTTTTCCTTCCATTTTCTCAATGCCCGCAGCAGTCTCGACTACTCCAACCATGCCAAGAGCCTTATGCTCCAACATTTTTGCCTGCACCTTTGGAAGGGTTACTTCTTCCGCCCTTCCAAGAAAGCTTGTTCCGTTTACATATACATTTGCGTTATATAGCTTATTTACGCTTATTTTGCTCATTATTTACCTCCTAAGCTTTTTAAAAGTTCTATGTTTATGAAGCTCTCAAAAGTGATACGCTCTGCTGGCGTAGGTGGCATAAAGTCAATGTCAAATGTCAGATGTCCAAGTGCAATCTCTGTAACAGGGTTTTTAGATTTGTCAAAACTGCATTTTCCATCTATCAGAGCTCCACGAGCTACAAGGGTTCTAATGAACATGTTGACGCTCTCACAAATTGCATCAATTAGAGCATCCGTGATTGGCTGATCAAGGAATTGTAGCATTGAGTATTCAACTGATTCATGTATCACATCAGCAGTTCTTCTTATGTTGATGAAATTTTTCGGATGGGTTACGCTTGGCCATGCTGCTGAGCGGTTGCCCCATGTTCTTATGCCTGTCCCATATGAGTTGAAAGTCGTTACAATTCCATTTTCGTTGAGAATATTTACCTCACTGTTAGGGTCGTTTATCATTGCAGAAAGGTTTCTTTCAACTCCCACAATGCCTTTAATTTCTGTATTTGAAGGGCTCCACCAGTAGCCTTTTTCCACATCCTTAGCACATATCACACCTGCAAGCCTCTGGCTGTATGGCTCAAGCCTTTCTGTATCTGTTCCGATGTCATAGACCTTTAAGTGTGGATAGCAAAGTATCATTCTGTCGCTTGAGTAGTTGAAATTAATTGTTCCGCCTGGTCCTCTTCCTGTAATTGCCTGCTGAAAAGTTGTCCCAATTGGCGCATCAACTATTGCCACCGCCCTGAGTTTCCCAGCCATGACATTCATCTCAGAGGCAACAGAATTCTGTGTGCAATATACAGGGGCAATCAGAATTTTCGGGAAGAATCCAAAGAGATTGTAACAATCAAGAAATGCCTGCATACCTGTTCTGTTACCGTTTGCATCTACTGTGCCGATTATTGCTGAACTCAATACCTTTGTTGGGTCTGCGTAATTATATGATACCTTTACTGTTGCTCCAGAAGGAATAGAGCCTGTTGAAATTCTTTTTATTTTTCCTGTTTTATAGTCAATGTTGTAATCCGTTCCTTTTACATAAGTTGTCGTCCCCTCTTGGTTTTTTACAACCTCATTTGCTACTCCTTCATGGGCAAGCGTAAGCGTATCATCAGAGCCAAATGTTTTTTGTTCATCTGTTATAGATGCCTTGTGGGTAGCTGGATCAAAGACATTTACAACAATAACAATTCCTGCGCCCTGATCAAATATAGCATCAAGTGCCTGAGGAATCGTATATCCAGTTTTTTGCCCTCCAAAGTATTTGACTGCATCCCTGTCATTAAGTATAAGTGTGGGCTTATTTATTCTTCGATTTTCCTCATCAACAGACCATATGGGCGCAGTTCCTACAAGTCCGACTACTGCGGTTTTTACCACCCTTATAGGGCGGGGTCCTTTTTCAATTTCTATTGTTTCTACACCATGTAAGAAATTAGCTGGCATTTTCAGCTACCTCCTTTTTTGTTTTCTTTGTTTCTTTTGTTTCTTGAAGTGGTTTTAGATATCCTAAAGCCATCAGGGTTTTTACATATTCATTGTCAGCTGGAAGCTCAACTTCCTTGCCATTCCACAAGAGCACTTCTGTTCCATCCTGAAATGTTACCCCTGAATTTGGTCCTTCATACAGATACTTCATACTAACCTCCTATCTTTTTATATATTGACCACAAAAGTCTCTTCATTCTTCTCATCTATCGCTGTTATTTTTTTCAACAAAACCTCCTGCCTTTCTTCCTCTATTTCGACAGCCCTTGTAGTCATTGTAAAAACAATCCCATAATGCCAGATGCCTGCATCTTCTGTAATAAATTCTTCTTTAACGGGATATACTCTTCCGCAATTTGGGGGTTTAAATCCTGTCAGGGCAATCCTAACGGCATCAAGATAGGCATATACTCCTTCATGACTTGTTAGATGTCGCATGAGAACGTTTACTTCAAAGCTTATTTTTCTGTCTTGAATAATGCAATCTGTTGCAAGAGGTTCATTATAAGTACAGCCAGCATAACGGACAAGCAAAGCCCCCTTTGGATGCCTGAGCCTGTAGTCAGCAGGCTTTTCAGGGAAACTGTCTATTTCAAGCCCCTGAATCTTCTCTTTAAGCCTATCAATTATTGCTTGCTCTATTTCCAGAATTGTCATTTTTTAGTCCCTCAAGTATTGTTTTTAGCTCCAGTTGATAGCCCTTCATAAGCTCAATATTCTTTAACAAATTTTTTGCATTATCAGGGCTTAAGCAGTAGTTGGTATTCTGCTTTTCAAACTTAACTAAAAAATAGCTTGGTTCCTCAGGTATCTCAGGGACCTGAGGCATTACATATTCAGTACGAACTATTTGATTACCTGAACATCCTATTAAGCTTAAACAAAATAGGATCGCCAGTATTTTTTTCATTGTTTTCCCCTTCTTGCTCTGGATTCAAAGTATCTATTTCCTGAATCCTTTTTATTACTTTTTCTTTTATGTCAAGCCTTGCTTTGCAAAGCTTATTTGCTTTTTTAATTTCTGACTGTAGCGAAGATATTGTTTTTTGAGCGCTCTCGTTGGCAGAAACGCATTGTTTTAATTCAGCCTTAAGCCTTAAGCCTTCTGCCTTCTGCCTATTTATTTTTATTTCCTGTATGTGCCATGCCAGATATACTCCAGCAGCAAAAAAGACAACACTAAACAAAATATATTTCCAGTTCTTTAGAATTAAGCCTATGATTGACAATATGTTCATAGCATTATCCTGTATTCCTCGCTTTTACATCGTGGGCATTTAAAGCCCCATTTCTTAAACCAGCTTTTTGCAACACTCATAATAAATCCGCATTTCTTACACTGTAGCAATATGTTTACCTCGCCCATTTTTCTGCCTTTTTGAAAATTTTGTATGGATACTCAATGTTTACTTTGCAAAAATCAAGTAAGCCATTTTTAAGTCTGAGAACTTTTCTCTTACACTGCGACTCAACCCTTTCTATCTCACAGCTTCCAGCTCTTGCAATTTCTTTGTTAAGCAATCCTGCACCGCCATTATATGCCCTGAAGGCAAAATACCAACCCTCGCAATCCACTGCCCTGTAACAAGCTCTGTCATAAAGTATCATTGCCCTTATGTTCCATTTAGCGTCATAAGGATTATATGTATATTCTTTAAGCTCAGGATATCTCTGATGGAGTTCTTTTGCTGTCTCAGGCATGATCTGCCCGAGACCCATTCCTCCGTCAAAGGCAGTAGCTCCCTCATCGCAACGAGACTCCTGTTCAATCTGCCCCATGAAATAATGAGCTGGTGCGGACATGCCTATGTGATATCTTGCCTCCCTTATGACTGTAGGCATATATTTTTTGCATCTGCTAACAACACTACAGTCCAAGTGTGAGGGCAAGGATAATCCCAGCATACAGAATGCCACGAAATATAAGCATAGCCTTAAATTTTTCATTGTTTAAAATGTCCTCCGTTGCTCCAAAAACAGGTTTAAAG